GTGTCCTGCCCTGTCCAAAAAAGCGATCCATTCGGTTGCCTTTTGAATAATTGCATCGAGTGCAAGCTGCTACAAGGTTATCCGGATCATCTGTGCCGCCTTTGCTGATTGGAATCACGTGATCGACTGTACTGGCATCGTTGCCACAGTATTGGCAAAGATAACCATCACGTATCAGGATCCTTGCTCGTATCTTTGACCAAGCACGTGTGCCACCATTGGCTCTTGCTGATTGACTGGCCATTAGTAGAAGTTTCTTTTCTGATGAAACGCCCAGGCTTTGCACGGCGTTTGATAACGATTTGTGATGTATTTGATTGATGCATCTATCTGTCTGAATGGATCCAGATCTCGATAGTGTTTGGATCTCATCTGTCCCAATCCATAGTGCGATCCATTACGAGATAAATACGACCACTGAGATTCCTTAGTGATGAGCTTGTTAAAGCATTGAAATTCTTTGTAATTCAATAGCCTTGAATGTGCATAAAGTTTAAGCAAATCAGTCTGTGTTGCTGCTTTTGCTTCGATGGTTGTGGATAACGTCAAGATAATAATTGACAAAGATATGCCCAATAAGTTTTTATTTTTTATATTTATTTTCTTTTTATCTATCTTTATTTTCAAGATATTATCTTTCAAGTATAGCGATGGATCCTGACATTTTGTCAAGGATTGAGTCCGGAGTGTCGCATCGTCCACAGGCATCTGTGAATAAATCTGTGGATAACTATTCAAGGCCAGCCACCAGTTCATCATCGACTAGCTTGACCGAGAATGACCCACATCCGGCGCATTGGGCGAACCATTCGTGCTCAGTTAGCTCTTTGCCTTTTGTGATCAAATGCTCTTGACGGGCATCGCCATAAAGCTTCTTGCAAATCGAACAATCAAATCGCAACACTGGCATACGAACTCCTTACCAAGTTCTCAATCGGATTGAGATTGCTTTGATCGACCCACCACGAATCCTGACGTGGATTTTTGAATCGCTTGCGCTTAGCAAAGGCTACTGGAAGCCAGCCAGCGATGTAATAGATCGGCGATTTGCCCACTACAAGCACAGCCACATCGTCATCTCGATCATATGGATAGACGATCAAATTTCCGCCTTGATATGACGTCCAGCGTACTTCTATGCCCTGACCTACATCTGCTCTTCTTTTGCCTTTGTTGTCATTGATATCAAAGTCAAGACCGAAATACCTTGCTACCAATAACTCAGCAGTCAGTGATTCAGCATATTCAACGCATCGTTCGTGATTGTTGAGTTTTGAGTTGTATTGAATGCCTTTTCCCAAATGACCAGATTGCGCAAATACAACTTCACTGGCGCGTTTATGGATAGCCCATTCATCAGCTTCTGTGACTGTCATTTTCTGCATTTTGCACACACCCAAATAACAATTTCTTGGCCGTGATCTCTGATCGTCAAACCGCCAGATGTCGTCTGCCATTCCAGGCACTGATCGCATCGATCAAGCGCAGTTGTAGTTATTGATCCATCGTCGTGAATAACTGATGCGTATCCGTCTTTGATAAAAGTGATCTCGCCCATCAGATTTGAGGCTTCCATTGACCATCTGAGGCAAGTGTGTACCAGACTGGCGGACATTGCTTTGACTTGACCTTTTCAACGCACATATAACCGCCCCAAGCTTTGCCATTCTTGGCTGATGTGCCTTCTTTCCAAATCATATGTCCGTGAGCACACAGCGGAGCTGCGGCTATTTGTACGCCACCAAGAGATCCTTTGATTTCATCAATGGCCGTTCCCAGCGTAGGAATTCCAGCTGCGTCAGCTTCTTGCTGGCTGTTAAATGATGGAACATCACCAAATTTGGTGCTCCAATAGTCATAGTCCTTTGCAGAATCCTGAACAATCTGTGAATCGATTTGCTCAACTTGGCGCATATTTTGAACAGTTGGCCGTTTGTCAGTGCCAAGCACTAAGCCGGCACAACGTCCGATTGCTGAGGTACAAGTATCTTCAATAAACCATTTTTTCATTTGGATGTTGTAAGTATTCACATTGCCAAATGCGTAATCAATACCGGCTGGCTCTTTATCTTCATAGTTGCGATAAATCCGGCATTCAACCAAGACATAACCTTTTTCAAGATTGACGTCCATAATTGAAGTGTGGATTTTTCCGTTTGGATAAGTAGCCCAAAAGCGTTGAATGCGAGCAGCTACATCTTCGTAATTATCTAGAAAACTCACTTGCTCACCGCCTTAGCTGAGATGTGACGGCTGACTGATCTGCCGCGTCGATAACCATCGCGCTGGCCTTCTTTGTAACCTACTGAATAGCTCACAATCGCCCATAAAATGCAGACGATTGCCATAAGGACGAAAAGTCCAATTTCACTTGTTGTCATTTTTGCTCCCGTGGGAGCCTTGTCGAATGCTCCCAAATAAAGAATGACATCGATGACCGACATTGGCAAGATTGTCGCCGGCGTGTCTACTTTTTAAGAGCTATTTCCAGCATTAATTGATCTAATCGAGCTTCAATGCGAGAGACTTGATCCTTCAGACTGTTCCCACCATTTGGCGTCAGTTCCCGCATGATCGACTTCACCAGAAATCTCATTGACGAATAAACGGCAGTAAGCACCGCAATAACAAGACCACCCACCGCCGTCCATTCGCCCACACTCACTTGTTCAAGCCCAAATCGTCTTTTGGATTTGCCCAACGTGCAAGCATTGGTACAACTCCAGCAACCAAGCCCATTGAAAGATCCTTTGGATTTGTGTTGCCAGTCATATAAACGGCCAACGCTCCGGCAACTGAACTTCTAGCCCAAGATGCCAAGAGTGCTTTTGTCTTATCCATTATTCATCTCCTAACTTCAAGCTCCCGATGAGTGCTGCGACCTTCGCTTCACCCAATTCAATTTCAAAATGCATTTCGTCAGCTCGGCCTTTGTAATCTCCGCCCCATTTTAAGCCGTACTTCTTGGACAATGCTCGAATCATCGGCACCTTTTCAGCTGGAAATGTTCCAATTTTGCCTAAAGGGTGCTTTGTCGCGTTGAGATCAATAGCTGTTCCAGATGAATGATTGGAGAGCTTGTCAGTTGATCCGCGTACATTACGAAAACAATAGCCCCAGTCGTCCAGCGCACCACCATCGATTGGCTCAATTAACTCATTGAATTCTTTGCAGAATCCAGCGATTAATGGTGCGACGGCTTTCGCACATCGAACTTTGATTTTGGTTCCTTCAATTGGAACGCTGACGATATGCAATTCAGCTGCGTCTTTCGATGCAAGCCATCCATTGCTACTTCTTAGCTGCTGGCTCATCTTTAACAATCGGTGTGGATTGTTCCGCTTGCATAGCGTCATAAGTTGATTTGAGCATTGACAATTCGCTGCCGTCCTCGCGTGTAATTATAGCGTGAGTGAACACCTCGCCAAAAGACTCTACTTCTACAAACTTGACATTTTCCATTTTATAGCTCCGCACTTAGTTCTAAATAGCCAGATGATGAATTGTTAGCAATAATAGTTCCGTATCTAAATTGAGTTAAACTTGAACCAGTAAAGCCAATCTGAACCATTTTCGTTCCGTTAATGTTTGTGTTAATTACTGGACCAGTTAAAGGAAAAACTGTAACTGTGTCATAAAACGCTAACGCGTTAATCGCAACGCTAGTTGGTGGCACTCGCATTTGCACAGGCATTACAGGATACGCACTTACTCCAGTTGTTGAGTTTGCCTGTGCGTTAGCCATCGCCTCATAAATTGAACCACCGCCCCAGCGTACGAAATACCTCTGACAAGCGGCTAATTCTCCTTGGATTGTTGCTGCATAGGTTTTGAATGGTGTGGCTACTGAACCCACTTCTAACTGAACGCCCGTGATTTCGTAGTAATCATTAGCCCCTGCAGTACCAGTTGGAGTTTCTGCAAAATAAATACCTAATTCCGTTGTTCCAGTAGGTAAAGTGGCTGTGGCCGTGAATCGTTGCCAAGTTGTTGTCAACGTTGCCGTGCTTGACAATGATGAAGCACCACCTGTGTATCCGTTAATAAGGTTTTGATCTGTTCCCGTACCTGTATCTATTCTGAAAGTAAGAGCATTACTTGTTGCAGAATAATTAGCTCCTGCTCGCCCATAGAACGAAAGCGTAACCGTTTTACCTGCCAACGGAATTGAATTAGCACTTTCAAAAGATTGTGAAAGTGCTAAAGTTGCTGTGCTTGTATTTCCTGAATCGCGTTGAACTCTAATGCAATACTGAATAAAAGGTAAATTGGTAGTATCACTTGTAGCCTGTCGTGATGCTGTTAAACCAGCAGCGTAACCACCGCGAGTCACTTGCCAACGATCTGCACAATAACCACCAGCAGCATTAGCACCACCTGCAAAACCGCTAGTGCCTCTTTGCCACACTTGAAACGCCGAGTTTAAGACTGATTGCTGTGAATAAGGTGACTGCCATCGAAGCCCTGTTGAGGTGGAACTATCTGCTACGAGTGTTTCACCGTTGTTGCCTACTGCTAGGCGCGCATCAACTGTCGTAAAAGTAAATAGATCACCTTTAGTTGTCAGTGGTGTCTGATCTGTTGGAGTGACCCAGGTGAAAGCCATATCCGTCGCACTTGTTTTGGACAAGACTTGACCCGTAGTTCCGCCCTTGAGCTGCGCCATCGATGTATCAACGGCCTGACCGAATGTATTGAAATCAGCCGGAAGATTGGTGACGAGACTTGTACTCGTCGGCATCACCCAGCCGAAGTTGGTTGTTGGATTTGCCATCGTTTCTCCTTAATTCACGACTAACGCGTGCGCGTAGTCAAGTGTTCCAGATAGTGTGTTGAATTGCTCTAAGACACTCACATCTTGCCACGCCATCGCCTGAAGCGAGAATGGAAGTGGCGACATTATGAGAGTCACGGAAAGTTCATTGTAGGAAGCTTGGAATCGCCAGCCCTCGACGAAGCCCAAGAAATTTCCAGATTGCATATTGGCCGGCAAATTGGCCAACGATACCGGCTGACCCATAAATACGCCGATCAGCGCATCTCGATCACCATTGTCAAGTTCCGGATTGGTCAAAGCAAAAGTTATTGATTCCAAAAATGGTTGCGGTGTTGATCTAAGAGTTAAATAAAAATTTGCTTGCGAAGTCGCATCTCCAGCATTTTTGATCGATGTCGTAATTTGTTGCGCAAGATCTCCATAAGTAGCAATTGAGTCGGCATCTGTGACAGTGACATTTCCAGCCGAATAAACAAGATTGATGTCATTTCGTACATCTCCGGCTTTAGTCTGGATTTTGATTCCACGACCAAGAGCATCATTGGCTGAAAGTTCCGTGTAGCCATTAGCTGCCAAATATTGTGATCGATGTGTTGAATCGGCGTAACAAATCTGACCTTGAGCATTTTCATAAATATAGCCAAGTCCGGAGGTTGCCAGATCAGCTACAAGATTCCAAGTTATTGTTTTGCTAGATCCGCGATTTGCAAGCAAATAATCGCCTGGAGTATCGATTTCGCCCAAGCCGGTATTTTCCGCATTTGCCCAAGTTGTAGTGGCTGGAGTGTAAGTTGCCCAAGTCAAAGCAGATGGAACTTCTGACCAGTTATTGACCAAAAGATCCTGAAGTATTGAATAGATCTGATTGCCGTCGTAATCTTGAGTTAAGACGCCGTTTGTAAGTGCTTTTTGAAGCCTTGCAAGCGCCCCAAGAGCCGTGATTGTGATCTCTTGAGTAATTGATACTGAGCCGACTTGGGAAACGGCCACAGTAATGTCCACAACCGAACCACCAAATATGGCTATATAGGTTCCCGCCGTATTTTTGACTTCAATTGTGACCGCATCATTTATCTTCGCAGGAATAGCGCCTTGATTAAGATTTATCAGATTGACTGTGCAATATCCTGCTTGAGCTTGTGTGTAGATATTTGTACGGCCTGAAGAAATGGCTAAATTAGCCAATACTGTATTTGTAACGACAACGCCTTCTATTGTGACGCGCCATTCCGGAGTCCACTGTGTCATTAGAGAGCTACCAGATTGCCGCCGCCGCCAGTGCCGCGATAGTAAGAATCGTTGAGAGTGTCCACGATTGTCCGTGCGGTGCCTTCCTTGTCAAAGGCGCCATTGACTGTCAGGTTAATGGTGGTGCCTGATGTCGCAGCTTCTGCCATACGGAATGAGCCGACATTGAATGAGCCTGTAACAACATTGGCGGCTCCGGCGGCAGCTGAAGCAACTCCATTGCCGGAAGTAGTCGATGATCCTGTTCCAGTCGATGTTGTGGTCGTCGGGACTGTGATTGTTGGAATTGTGACTGATGGAGTTGTCGTTTTCGGAATGCTCACGCTTGGGACAGAAATAGATGGAGCTGAAATCTGCGAAACATTAGGCAAAAATGGAATCGAGTTATAGACACGAATCAAGGCATTGATTCCGGCTACTGCTCCGGAAATAAGCGAGTTAAGGCCACTAATTACGGCTCCAATAACATTAATGATTCCACCGGCAATTTCGCCCACTACTTTAAACGCTCCGCCCAAAACTGTGACTAAAACTGGTACAACATATTTTTGAATAAATTCAATAAATTGCATAAACGTTTCTTTATTGTTATCGATTGCTTCTGTGATTGGCTTAAAGAAATCAGCAAATTTGCCAAGAGCAGGAACAACTTTGCTCACAATAAAATCAACCAATTGCTGAATGATTGGAAGCAATTTGTAGCCGATGGTTTCTTTTGCTTCTTCAAAAGTGACTTTCAATCGATCCAAGCGGCCTTGATATGTTTCGGCGTTGGCAGCAGCTGCTCCACCAAATAAATCCGTCAGTTTTGTCTGAACGTCAGTAAATGACATCGTTTTGAGTTCAGCTGAGGAAAGCCCAATACCCAATTTGCCAAGAGCTGCTGTATTGCCGTCATAGGCTTTTCCAATGGCATTGGCTACGGCTTCCAGCGGCTTTCCGGTGGAAGTTGAAACATCCAGAGCAACTGAAAGAAGATCCTGAGCTTTGCTGAGGTCATTTGTGGAAAGCGCGATGCGCTGCAAGGCTGGACGAAGCTTTGAATCACTCACACCTGTCGCTAAAGACATCTTGAGAATTTGGTCTTCAGTTGCAGCAATTTGTGCTTCTGTTGCCCCTGTTGCAGATTTTAGAGCGTTGGCTAATTTGACTTGCGCTTGTTCATCCTCAATCGCCGCTTTGACGCCATCGATGCCAATCTTGATTGCGTAAGCGCCAGCAGCAGCCCCAGCGGCGGCGAAAGCCACTCCTGCTTTTTTAGCAAAATCGCCCATCTTTGATGATGAGTCATCGACATCTCCATTGGCTTGTTGAAGTGACTTTTTGAGCTGATCTACGTCAGCAAGAATCGAAAGCTTGAGTGTGCGCGATTGTCCGGCCATTTACCACTCCTTCAGGATTCGATCAAAAGCATTTTCCCACTTGGCGATGATTTCTGGCTGTATTGCACGGAGTGTCGGATAAATAAACCAACCAGTCGAACCACGTCCGGTTGACCCTGACCAGATTGGAAACTGCTTGAATTTATTTGATCCGAACTCCGTCCCTCCCCAGAGATCTTTAGTTGATGCGCCTCCTGAGAATTTCTGGCTTACAAAGCCAAATGAAAGTTCACCGATTTTTGACGACTTAGAAACACGGGAGCCACTGGCAATTCTGTCGGCTGCTTTACCTCTGGTAACCGCCTTTTGTTGGATTTTGCCTTGAGCATATTCGGCCAAAGCTGAAGATTCTCTTTTAGCTGCATCAGTGGCTTCAGAATCCATTGCCTTGAATGCTGAAGTAATAGCGCGCAAATCTTGCTTATTATAGGCAATTTCAACGTTGTCGCTCACTTTGCTTCTCCAGTATCTCAAAAGCTGTATAAATTTGTTCCGCCGTTGTCCATTCGCTCATCGGAATTCCCGTCGCAATTGCAAGCTCGACGAGGATTCGATTTACGCTTCCGGCGGCGTAACTTTTGGGAGAACGTCACCGACTGTCACGTCGGCCACTGTTTCACACCAAATTTCATATCCTTTTATTGGCTTGCCACCGGCTTCACGTTTCATCGCATTCCACGCAAGGAAGAGAAGATCAGAGATTCCGATCTTCTCCTGCGCCTGCGAAATCGTGCTGCCTGTCTTTTGTTCCCACTTGGCCCACTCTGGCGGTTGTGCGGTATATGTACCGAACTCGCCATTTGTGTATTCGATTGTGATTGGTAGTCGCATTTCGTGCTCCCGTTTCTATGAGTTGGATCAGGTAATTGTAAGAACTGGTGTTGTAGAGCAGAGCATTGCCCAAGTGTCAGTCTGTGCATCTGGAGCAGCGCCACCCGCTGTTGGAGCCACTGGAAAGACGTTGCCGGCAAATGATGCGCCGGTTGCTGATACAAGTGTGAATGCAAGTGCAGTGTTTGGAGCAGATGTGAACGCAGTCCACATTGCTTCAAAGAGTGATGAAGTTGCGCCCCAGTCTGCAAGAAGTGAAATGTTGAGAGTCCACTGGTCATCGATGTGCTTGTAAGCTTTGCCATCGAGTGTCTGATAAGTGGTAATCACTGGCGCATTGACCAGGGTGACCGCAGTTGTCTGCGCGTCATAATTCACTGAATTTAGGGTGAAGGTTATGTCGCGACCCGTGACGATAGTTGTTGGCATTTGTCTATCTCCTTAGATTGTCTGTTGTGTGTAGTAAGTGCTGACCGCGAGATCCGCCACTAATAGATTCGATGCTCCCACCGATTGAATAGTCGGACGTTGAACATCTCCGACTTCATAGCCTGCTGGCATTGCTGAAATGATGCTGATTATCAGCTGCTCAAGATTGTCAAGTGCTCCGGCCGTGTTGTTGTAAGCAACGGCCGCTGTGACCACAAAGTTAATTTTCACGCGTACCGCAGATTTGCCGATTGTTGTCGTTTCCAAATAGGGCGAATCAGGGACAATCACGCACGCTGGCGGAATAACTGCTTCGGGCGGTGAGCTATAAACAGAGGCAACGACGCCAGACAAGGCAGTCGCAAGAGTGCCTCTGACGTTGGTCGCGATTGATGTTGGAGTAGGCATCAGATAGCCATCGTTGAAGTGTCAAGGTAAGGCGAAAGTAATCCGACGACTCTATTCATTAAGGATCTGCCCATTCTGTAAGGAGACGGAGTGAAATCAACGCCTTCGATCTGGCCACCAGGAGCGACTACGGATTGGAAAATCTCCACACTTACGATTGTGACTGCTTGCTCGACTGCCGCAGTTGATGCGTAAAGTGTGGCGGCATTTGCTCCGGATAGGTAAGCAACGCCAGCTGGTATCACTTCGCGGAATGAAATATTTGCGTTTGTCTTAGCAGCTGTAAAGACATAAATTGCGCCAGAATAAAGATTAAACACTGGAATGAATGGAAAAGTCTCCCAGTAATTCGATGTGACTGTGATTGTTCCGTTGAAAGTTGATGGAACGCAACCAGTAACAACGACTGTTTGACCCTCGACAAAAGTATTTGGTCGCTGTGTTACGTAATAGGCGACATTGTTTTGAAGATAAACACCGGCGATTGCAGCTTGATTTGCAGTCAGCATCGGCAAAATTACTTGCTCGGCGGAATCAATGATTCCGTCAAGGTAAGCATCTGAATACAAGGACGACGAAACGCCCAAGACTGTCCGCAATTGCGATGCAGTGATGATTGATGGCATTTCGTCGTCCTTTCGTATTCGGCTCGGCTAGATACGGGAGCGCACCTAGCCGATGATTAGTTGGATTAAGTTAAATTGAAGCGACGGAGACCACCGGCGAAAGTAACGCCAGCGGCTACGTATCCGTATAGCATCAATTCGATCTCACCAGATGTTGGAACATTGGCTGAAAGTGTTAGCGCAGGAGATTCAAAAATTTCAATCGAACGTGGCTCAATGATGAATGCTGAATCGTCAATTGTTGTTGAAACCATATTTGAATCAACATAAAGATCCAAGCCCAAAACGTTTCCACGGATTGAAGTTGGATTTGCAGTTCCACCAGCATTTTGAGTCAATGGCTGAGCGTTATAGATTGGACGGCCAGTTGAATCAGTTGCACCCATCAAGAGTGACCACTGTGAAGTTCCTGCAACATATGCTGTTGCTGTGCGCTTTGTAGCGTTGTAAGCAGCCGCAGCTTCTGTCGATACGAATGAGATGATTCCCGCTGATGATGCAGCAGTTGTTGCAGCTTGTGTTCCATTAGCAACGATTTGTGAAATTACATATTCGTCAGTTGCTTGGGCGTAAGCTTCACGAAGATTCTGGAGCATAATTTCATAGAAGCTCGGATCTGATCGGTCGAGAAGCTCGACTGAATAGCGTTGGAAACCCGCCTTCTTGATAACTGTCGCATTCACATAGGCTGAAGTGATCTGAGTTGTACCAGTTGGATCTCCACCTTCTGCAACAGTTGCAACTGTTGAATTTGCAGTGATCTTTGGAATTGACACTGTCATTCCATATGAATTAAGTGGACGTGTGCCGCCGCACGCTTCAATTGTTGGGCGAACCAATGTTGTGTTTGTTGCCACATCGCGAATGTATGAAACTGGTGAGAACGCTGGATTTGTTGAGAATGAATCATCGGCAGCAGCTACGTACTGACGTGAATCTTCATTTCCCATCTTTGCCTTGATTGTGTGCTCAAGGTAAGCGCCTGGTGTTTGAATTGGTGAACGTGGTGTTGTGAAATACAACGGACGTGGTGTCTCTGTTGCAGTTACGACTTTGGAAGCCTCAACCGCTTCGGCTGCTGCTTCGGGAACGGCTGGAGTTGATTCCATTTCGTTTTCTCCTTGTGTTGTTGGTGTGGTTGTTTCTGCTTCTTCAGCTGACGCTTCTGATTCAGAATCTTCTGGCTCACTAGCTGCGACGGCTACTTTTGCGCTCGCAATTGCTGGATCTGTTACAAGTGAGACTTCCTTAAGCGCACTTGCGCTAATTACTAAAACGCCATCGATATTCTTGTATTTTTCAGCAAGAACTCCAACGCTAAATCCGTCACGCAATCCTGATGATGCTTCGACAAGGCTGTCATTTCCCGCGGTTGTATTTCCGATAGAAAATGTTGCATCGATGCCCTCATCGGTTACTTTGTAAGATTTCAAAAATCCAATCGGTGCTTCGCGACGATGCTCAAGCAATAATTTCGTAGAGTTACCAAAAGTAATTGAGCCAGGCTTGAATGATGTCGCTCCGGCTGATGTGGATCCAGTTTCATTCCAAGTGACGATGCGTCCGGAGATTTCTCGCTTTGGAAAATCCGTTGCCGTGACTTTGATTGAAAAGTCAAGATTCATTGGAGTTGGCTTTGTTTCTTTCATGAGATCATATCCTCTTCTCGTCGGATTTCTTCTGTCGTAATTGCACCAATGTCATAAAGTAATTTGTAGACTTCGGCACGTTCTTTTGCTGATCCACGCAAATAATCATCAAGATCAAATTTGACTTCTTGAGATGCAGGAACAAAATCATTTGGCATTCCAGTCATTGAAAGACGTTCTTCAATGCTGGTCATAACATTTCTCAAAGAAAAATCGACAAGAGATTGACGCGAAAGCGCAGCATTCGAATAAGTCATACTGGATCCAGTTTCAGCATCGACGTAATAAGCCGGAATGCCACAAGCTCTGGCAAGTTCAGTTGCAACGTAAGATCTGGCCTGATTAAGCTGCAATTTCTCTGGATCAAATCCTAAAGCTTGCAATTCAACATCGGCATTCAAAAAAGCAGTTGAACGATTACGTCGAGCGCTGCCCCAAGATTCAAGAAGCTTTGCAATTCGATCTGCCGGCAATGCTGTGCCATTTGATTTCAAAACCATAGTCGGAACTGGCTCCCGTGCATACATAACCGCTGCACGTTCTAATTCTGCTCCTGCCTTAATTGTACGACCGGCACGATTCAAAATTCCTTCATCATTTCCGTAAAAAACAGCTAAAGCTCCAACGCCAGAATCTGGAACAGGAATATTGTCTACTGTGTAATACTCAATCTCTGTTCCACGTGCATTTGTAATAATTCCAACGCGAGTTGGCGAAATTCTTTCGGCTGCGCGAATTCGATATGTATCTGCATAAATTTCAGTAATACGAAGATACCCATATCCAAATAGAAGCAAATCTTCGCAAAGCCAGGCATAAGTGCTGGATCCTGGAACACGTGGATCCGGTTGATTGATGCATTTTGGAGGAGTTTCTACTTCCGATCCGTCAGCTTTTACTCGAACCTTTAACGGAATCGATGCAACGCTTGAAGTGATGATGTTACGAGCGCGAGCGCAAGTTGGCACTGACATAAATTCCGCACGTGATGCAGTAATGCCAGTAATTCCGTAAAAATTATAAATTGAATCTGTGGTGTTTGTAGGAGCTAGAGATGCTGAAACATCATAAGTCGGTGACGGATCCGAGGTCGTGATGTTGCGTGAAAATAGTCCCATAGCCCCAAGTCTAAAGGTCTCCTATACATCTAGCCGACCAAAATATCAATCTCCATCTCTGGGCGTGTCGCAAAGTGTGTTGCTAAAGCTGAAGCCACCGCAGCGCACACTGCAACGCTTGAGGCGCGCCGACCGATGATCCAGCCGCCATCGCCCATTGGTAATCGAACGGCCGATAATATCTGCTTGGATAACTCTGTTTGTTTTCCGTGAATCAATCTCTTTGAGGTGATCGCGCCAAGCAATTCATCACAACTTTGGCCATATAAGGCGCCATCAATGTCAATCACTGGAATTCCTGCTGGTTGTAATCGCGCAGCTACCGCAGAGCTTGTTCTCTTGCTAAAAGCCACATATTCGACTGGATACTTTCGCGCATAGGGCGCAATATCATTGGCAATAGCTTTATCATCGAGCGAAATCGGATTGTGCCAAGTGTGAAGAAGTTTGATGTTGAAAGTATCGTCAGGATTTTTCTGAGCCGCTACCAATGCCCCGTCTCTTCTGTCCGGACTCAAATCAAGGCCGAACCACGTAACTTTATCTGTATCCAAGACAATTTCATCGGATCCACATTCTTCCCATTCTTTGACGGGAATTGCTCCGGAGATCGTATTGACCCAACGGCATAAGACTTCGGTCTGGACTACATCTGGCGGATCATTAAGAACGGCGCGAATATTATCTTCGTGAATCGTGTGACCAAGTGCTGGATTGCTAGCGACCCAATTGCGTTCATCCTCAATCTTGTCTGAAAAGGCTGACCATTCAAAATATGCAATGTCATCGTTACCACCGGCAGCCGATGCCATTCCGCGCTCGCGCAGCTGATTCAAAATCAGGCTATGTTGGTCACCGGCGTTGGAAAATGTCCAGAGCTGAGGATTTTTAGCCGCCATCATCGTATAACGCATCGCTGACCAAGCTTCAGTATCTTTCAGCTGACGCGTCTCATCCATATAAACAGTTTCCGGCTTGGCAAATCCTCGAGCTGCGGCATTTGCTGCCTTGACTACGTATCGAGCACCGGAGATTAATTCGATTTCTTCGGATCCGTGAGCCCAGCGGATTTTTTTGACTTGTTTTGCTAAAGCCGGATTGTTTTCAATAATGCTGACAACGTGGCGAAACGTCTCAAGCGATGTTGTCAGCACGTGAGCTGATCCAAGTTGCAAAGATTCTTCCCATAGGAACAGCCGTGCCAAAATTGACATCTCCATAATCGTCGACTTTCCATTCTGACGAGCTGCCACAATGACCACCAGTGGAGCGTGCCATCTACCATCCGGCTTGATTTTCAATGCGTGCTCAAATACAAATTTTTGCCACGGCATTAGCTCGATGCCAATCGATGCGGCGAAGTCGATAACTTCGAAGCCTTTTGACGGCAAATCATTCAGCCTAGAGTGGATTCTGGGCGTTCCTGAGCCGATTAAGCGCTCTGGTGCAGGTTCAATTCCCTGTTCGTCCCTATTCGAGCCTGTAACGACCTGCAATGACCTTATTTGACCCTGTTCAGCCTTACTCATAACTTGTGCTCTCTTGTTCAGGTGAAAACAGAAAAG